TCTGCTGGCGTCAGGTAGCCAGGGTGGGGATCATCGGCTGCCGCGTGAGCGGCCACTGCAGCCGCGGCGGCGCCCGATGCCTCCCCTCCGATCGCCGTCAGAGCCGCGGCCTGAGTTGCAGCTGCCAGCACACTGCGCCCGGTTGCGCCGCTGTCGCTGATCGCCGCCGCCAGGATGCTGATCGTCTGATTGCCGGCTGTGGTCAGGCGCCCGTAGGTGTCAACCGTGAACGTCCCGACCTGCGAGCCGCTGCCATAGGCGCCAGGCGAAACGCCACTGCCTGGCAGCCGGGCCGCCGCCAGGGTGCCACTCGACAGGTTGCCAGCGTCGGTGGTGTCGAGGTAGACCCAGGCCGGCAGGGCGGGGCCAACGGCCAGGACGAGAGTGCCAGTGGAGGCATGGACCCGGCCGACGATTGCCACCACCTGAACCAGGCCGGCCGTGGGCCTGGTCAGTGTCAGCCCGCCTGCCGGCGCCACGTAGACAGGATCGCCGGAGACAAGGCCGGCGGTGTTCACGCCGAGCATTACACCAGCTACCACGCCATGGCCGTCTCCGTTGGCGCTGAGCGCGGTTTCAACCAGGCCCGCGGCCGGCATCGCTGCGGCTGTGTCGGCTCGGGCTGCGATCACCAGCGCCCGGTCAGTGTCGCCCTGGGAATCGACCACGTGGTAAGGCGCTAAGGCTACCAGCGGCACGCCATCGGCCCGGACGTGTTGATAGACCTCGCCGGCGATGCTGCCGTGTATGTGATTGAGCGTTGCGGTGCCGGTGACCGTCAGATTACCGAACTCCACCGAGTCGGTGGAGCCCAGTCCCAGCAGCAGCCGCTGAGCTGCGGCATCGGCCGCTGTGGCCAGCGCTTGCCCTGCCGCCGAGGCTGTCGCCGCCCACCAGGCCGCCACGGCCTGCCGGACCCGCTGAGCAGTCCAGGCCCGCCGCGTGGTCGCGATGCCGGCCTCTGCCTCCGCCTGCTCGACCGTGACGGCGCTCCACTCGCGGGCGTCCGTCAGGCGGGGGTCATCGGTTCCGACCTTGCCGGCCAGAGCTGTGGCCGTCGCCGTGCTGATCGGCTTGTTCGCGTCGCTGGTGTTATCGACGTTCGACAGACCTACCGTCGCCTTCGTTACCAGGCCAAGCACTCCGCCAACCGTTGCGCGGCGGCTGCTGCCAGCTTGGACAACGTAGACGGAATCCTCTGCAGTGGGCGTAACCAGCTGCTGAACTGATAGCTTTTGGCCTGGTGAGTCTGGCATGGTTACTCCAACAACAAAGGAACACCGGTCTCAAGCAGTAGCGGGATTCCGGTTTCTAGCAGGAGTGACAGGAAGCCCTCCACCTCCACCTTCGCCAGCGGCACCCGACACAATGCGCCATCATCAAACAGCATGGGCTGCTGTTCGGCTTTGTAGTTACTGCCATCAACGGTGATCGAATCCCCGTAGTTCAATCCACCGAATAGCTGTGTCGGCACGGTCAGCAGGTAGTCAATCATCACCACCTCCCCGCCCATCACGACCTCGCTGTCTACGTCTAGGATACCCACCCCCGACGTTGCGCCGGCTGTGACGGGAACGCCGAACCCTTCCAGATCCAGGAAGACCGACAGATCATCCTTGCCCAGGATCGGGATACCATCGGGCCTGGACAGTTGGATGGTGCAAAAGGCGCCATCATCTAGCCGCGATGGCTGGCGCTCGACCGTATAGCTATTGCCGTCAACTACGATAGCATCGCCATACTTCAGGTTGCCGAATAATGCAGTTTGCACCGTTAGCGTATAACTGATCATCACGGCATCGCTGCCGAGGATCATCTCGCTGTTTGCATCGAGGATCCCCACGCCAGAAACGGCCCCGGCTGTCACACTGACGCCGGGGCCGCTAAGGTCAAGGAAGGCCGTAAGGTCCTCGGTGAAGGTCATCAGACCTCGTACTGTTTGGTCCCGTAGCCAAAGCAGGTCACAGCGCTCGAAGCGGTGCCGGTCTCAGCGGTGCAGCTAAGGCGGATGTAACGCTTCAGCTCGGATGCATTCAGCGTCAGCACCTGCTTAGATGCAGCGTTGGCGATGGCGGTAAACGTGCCGCCGGTCACTGCAGTAAAGGAGCTGTTATCCTCCGACTCTTCAATCCTGAAGGTCAGATCAGCACCAGCACCAGCAGCAGTGCCGGATAGGATCACTTGGATCTCGCCGTCGTAATCGCCGATATCCACCCCGGTCTGGTTGCCGGTGGCGGTGATGGTCGTTGTAGCAAGGAGGGTGAAATGCTGGAGCTTATCCAGCGTGTACTGCGTGATAGCCATTGGGTCAACCCTTACGGGTGCGAGGTTTGCGGGGGGCCTGTACTTCAGGCTCAGAATCTGGAGCGGGAACAGGATCCTGCATCAACTCAGCCTTGCCCATTCTGAGCAGGATGCGAGCATCCGTCTCCGAGGGATCGACTACATCGCCGGGCCGGACAGCCTGCCCCGAGATGCTGGTATCACGCAGGATCCTGATTCGCATAATTAGAGAGTGTTGTTACC